AATCCCATTCTTTATAATTACTACCTTTTAATGTACAATATAAAAATGTAATTGAATCAGTCATTGTTTTTAATTCATTTATTTGTTTTCCTGTCATTTCTTCATAAAGCAAATAACTTCTAAAACAAGTTTTTATGATGTATTCTTTTTCTTTTATTTTTATTGTAATATATTTCATTTATCATTCATTATTTTTTTATAAAATTGCGGATTTTAACCCGCAATTTTATTAAGCGTGTGTTAAAGTTGAAGTACCTTCTAATGCAACAGTATAAGTTACATTGTCATTGTCTTTTGAATTTAGATCAAGTTTTGTGATATAAGCTTTACCAGCAATTTGTCTTCCAGTTCCAAGAGTTTGTAACCAACCAGTTCCAGGATTTGCAACAAGACCAAAAGTTGTAGTAATAGGAATTCTTTGTAGCATTATATCTAAAAGAGAATCATAAGTAAAACCAGAAGCTGTTGTTGTAGCTGATTGATTTGCACCAGAATAATCTTGAGTGAATAAACTGTCTGAATCGCACGTCCAATTATATCTTGTTGGTAATGATTCTTCTGAGTTACCTGAATCTTTAGATGCTACTTTTCTTGTTCCCATTGTAATACTTATCTTGCATGAACTTGCTAAAGCTATACATCTTGTAGTTGCTCCTGATGTTATGAATAAACATAAATCACTTCCATTCATTACATTTGCGTTATTTGCCATTTTGTTTTTATTTTTTTTTAATGAACGATGGAATCATTCATTTTTGTCTTGCTTTAAGGAGCAAGTATTATTTGCATTTTATTGCAAACTCTAATGTTGTTATATATCCATCAATATCATAAGTTTCAGATGCAGATACTAATAAACACTGATATATTTGTACCCCTGCAAATATTCCAATCTTTAATTCTAATGCATTTCTGATTGCTTGTGCGATATTGACACATTGTGTATAATTGTTATCAACAATATTTATTTCTACATTACAATCATCATATAGTAATCCATCTTTTGTATATTCAGCATTTACTGATTTTCTTATGAATACTACATAAGGAACAATTGTTACATCAGGTGCAAATATTGGATATATTTGTGTTGTTAAACCACTTACTGTTGAATTATTTAATAATATTGAGCGAATTGCAGTTCCTATTGATATACTCATTATATTGAACTTCTTTTTTGTAACAAGTTATTAAACCTTGTTTCTAAATCTTTGAAAATAACATTTTCAACTGCATCAGTTGTATCAGTCATAGCATTATCCCAAAAATATGTTGCTGTTATTTTTCCTGTTTTATGTAGATTTCCTTTTTTAGTTGTATATGAACGTTCCTTTGTTCCTTTATTAGCAATTACAGCTAAATGACCACCACGTTTCAATATAGCACCTACATTTAATACATTTATATTTCCTTTGAATGTTGTTCCTAATGAGTTTTGTACATGTTTATATTTACCACCTAAGTTTCCTTTAGCTGAATCAATTATTAGTTGAGCACCTTTCTTAAATGAGGTTGATAATATCTTTGATTGTACTTCTTGACTAAACTCTTCAAATAATGAAACTAATTCTTCAGTTCCGAATATCTGCATCAGTTTATTATTATCCATTTATGTTTAATTATTTATTAACTGATATCCTAAATCAGTTATATTTGTGCTCCAAGTCTCTAAATCTGTAGCTGGTATTGTAGTTATATATGAACTAATTGTAGTTCCGATTTTATCAGCCATAATTTGAAGTAATATTGAGTCATCTTTTCCCCATATCTCAAAATCTGTATTTGCCAGTTTAGTTGATATTTCATCTTTTTTGTAAAAAAAATTATTCAAAATGACTCCAAATACAACCATAAATGTTGCTTCTGTTGCGCCTGCACCATAATTGGTGGCGATTACTGTCATATAATCAGATTCAATTGTTTCGGATATAAATGGCGTGATAGACAATATTGTTTTTGCTGTTGGGTTAATTTGCGCGTATAACATAATATATTTTTATTATTTTTTTACATAAAAAATGTAATATTTACTAATGTGTCATATTAATAATAATAACTTAAATCAATTAAAATCTGATTAACCTTAACAGTATATCTAAGTAAATTAGCAGAATTTGCGGCTGTGGATAGAGTGGAAATACCACCTCTGTAAATTACGGTATAACCAGAACAGGAAATTGAACTTAATAATCTGTTGCCTACCGAATCTTGTGTTAATAATATTTCACCCCTTGAACCTGATGTTATTTGTGATAATACAATTGCTATATTACCAGTTAAAGTGATATTTGTATCTGACCCTTGTAAAAAATTAATCGTTACCGTTGAAGCATATGATAATGATTGTGGTGCTGCTACATTACCATAACTTCTTGATATACCTTTGACATCTAATTTATTTAATGGTGAGTATGTACCAATTCCAAATGAACCTCCATTATTACAAGTAGCAGTAATATCGGTGGAATAACAGGATAATCTGTTTTGACTTACACCAGCAGAATCAGCGGTTGAAATTGTAAAACTTCCAGGTATTATACCTGCTGAAGGCGTACCATCCGCGCTTACTAAAAATTGTGCAGTCCGACTCAATGATGAGCCATCATATCCAAAAAAGTCAAACCAGCCAATATAATCACCAGCTTGAACAGCCAAAGGTAATGCACCATAACCCCTATAACGGTTAAATCCAATGCGGGGACCTTGCCAACCTGTGTTTGAATATGATGTGTTAATAAAACTGCCATAATTTCCATCTACTATTAAACCGATACTACCCGTATTTCCAGACGTGTATGAGTTTATTGAGCCTGAATAAATGTTACCTGAGATATTTGCATCACCATTTACCGTTAATGTTGATGTTGGGGTGTTAGTATTTATTCCGACTTTACCGCCACCTCCAAGCGTCAAGATTTGATTTGCTGGTGTAGAATTAGTTATACCGTAAATTAAAGCAGATGTTCTACTTAACGCTTCGGTACTTCTATTCAAATTGTCGATTATAATTTTTTGAAATCCGGTCTCATATACGCCAGATTGATAACCTATAAATATATTATTACCACCATTATTATTCATTCCAGCTGAATACCCAATCATAACATTATTTGATGTGTTGGTACCTGCTTGTCCTGCAAAATTACCGATTAATACATTTGCGTAACCTACAGTATTACTTGAGGCAACACCAAAGCCAAGTTCCACATTATCATTTCCTGAGGTTATATTTAAGCCTGTAGATGTACCAATTAATGTATTTCTACCGCCACTTGTTATATTGGCGCCAGCATTTTTGCCGAAACTAACTAAATAAGGATCTAAAGATGCTGATTTAACACCTCTTACTGATATACCATAACTTGTGGTATTACTTTTAAAGTACATTCCAACAGTACCTAATGATACGTCTGTATTTTTATCGAGATAACTTGTCACAACATTATCTATTGTAGCACACAAAAATGGGCTATAGAGCCCGCCATTTACAACACTGCGATAAATTTTTCTTCCAGTTACCCTTATATCTGATGATACAGGTAGGTTTGATAATAACACTTCTTGTTGACCTGAAGTTGTGGTTATTTGTTTGTTTGAATCGTTGTTATCAGTCTCACCAAGAGCAGTCACATAGGTCATATAATAACTATATGTACCTATGCCCAATTCTGTACCTCCAGATAAGCCGATTGTACAGGTTGATAAACTTGGCGGCGCAACAGAATTGATATTAAATCCATTGTCTGAACTTACTGCTGTACCTTTCACGTCCAAAGAATATGCTGGAGCATTTGTTTTTATGCCCAATCTTTTGTTAGTTGAATCCCAAAATAAATTGCTATTATCCTGACTTATAACACCTAATGTGCTGATAAACGGAACTGAGCCTAATGTTAGATTGGTGGATGAAATGCCAGAACTGGCATTAAAATACGATGTTGTTAAAATTGAACCATTAAAACTTAAATTGGACTCCGCATTTGCGGTATTAGGAGTACCTATAGATGTTAGAACTCGTTGAGATTGATAATTTGTTATTGTATTAAATCCAGTTCCATTTGTACCAGAAGTGCCGTTTGTACCCGAGCTACCAGACGTTCCGTTTGTACCAGAACTACCTGAAGTGCCATTTGTACCTGAGCTACCAGAACTACCTGAAGTGCCATTGATACCTGATGAACCTGATGTTCCATTTGTGCCAGAAGTTCCTGATNAACCTGATGAACCTGATGAACCTGATGAACCTGATGTTCCATTAACACCATTCGTACCTGAACTTCCTGATGTTCCATTAACACCATTCGTACCTGAACTTCCTGATGTTCCATTCGTACCTGAACTACCTGATGAACCTGATGTACCATTAATACCACCCATTATGAATGTTGTTCCAGTTGTACCTGAAAGAACTTCTATTGAACTATTAGCACCAACAACTACTTCACATGAGATTATTAAAGAATTATCAAAAGGATTTTTATTTAACGCAGCAATTTTGTATATCTTACCATTAAAACTTACTCGCATTTGTTCATTAATAAACTTATCATATCGACAAGTAAAATCAACATTAGCAGTATTAAACATCTCAAAATCTGAAATGCCTTTATTTCCTCCTTTATAAACAATTCCAGCTCTTATATTTGCATAAACAGTCCAGTTGTCAGTTGGAGAACCAAAACCAGAATCAGTTGTAGGTGCATTGTATAAAAATGTGATTAAATACTTTAATGTTCCAGAGCGCATTCATAAGCAATTATTTTTAGTGTTTGTATATATTATCAGTTATAAATGATAACAAACAAAATTTGTGATATAGATTTATAAAAGTGGAATCCAATTGTCAAAACCATACATATCTGCATATGTCATACCAGTCCAAGTTGGAGGTACATAATAATTAACATATGGAGCAAGTAAATATTCTAATGTATAAGGTATTTGAGTTGCTGAAGTAAATGCAACAGGTTCTCTGTTTGCATAAAAGTTTGCAACCAATATTAAAATAGCTTGACTTATTACAAATGGAATTGTTGTACCTGTTATTGTATTATCACAATAATCAGTTGTTCCTGATGGAGTATCAGGTGAATCTACCCATGTTGTATTTCTACAATAATTTTTGATTGAATAAAATGCAACATCAATCAATGAACTTATATATGCATCATCATCTGTAAAGTATGTTTCAAGATTTAATTGTTTTTTCGCCATTGCGAGTGTTACAAGATTCATCCATTTGTAATTGTTTTTAATAAAGGACAGGATTTTAACCCTGCCCTTTGAAAATGAAAATATATTAGAAGATTATCCCATATAAGAATAAGAGAAAGACTTTTGTTTTTTAACTTTGAAGTCCCAATAAGTATTAATAACGATTCTTACTTTACCTAAGTTTGCTTGAGTGTATGGGTCTACAAGTAAATCCATTCCACCAAATTGTCCAATAACGAAATCAGACCAGTTACCAAAAGCAACTAAGTTATATGCTCCATAAGTACCAACATTTGATGTAGATAATACAGGATAACCATTAATTTTACCTGCATTCATAGACATAACAGAACCACCAGCAGCATTAACTGGAGTAGTTTCCATAATAGCAGATTCAGATGGATTAGTAATATAAGCAAGATTACCAGTTAATGAGTTGTTAGTATCAACAACACCTTTAAGATTAATCAATTTTGCAAAAGATGTAGTACCAGTTGTTGCTGATGTAAATGATGTAGTATTACCAGTTAAATTGTAGAACATACCTTGTGGGTTAGCACTTGCTGAACCAACTAATTGTGAGAATGCAGTGTTTTCAACTGCTACAAGAATTGCGTTTTGAAGGTCTTGAAGTAAGGTTGCTTCAGCATCAATTGAATCTTGTACTAAGAATTGTTTAGAAATATCAATATAACTTGATAATCTATGAGGACTTAAAATAATATCAGAGAATGCACCAGTTGAACCAGATGCATTAGCTGAAACTTCAGAACCCCATTGAACTGTAGAATTGTTGTAAATTGGGATTTGTACATTACCTACAAGATTGCTATAAAATGTTGCACCTGCTTGACCTAATACAGTTTTTGCTCTGAATTGTAATACCAAAGGCAATACATTAGTTTGAATAATTTCTTGACCAGCAGTTGCTGTACCTGCAAGAATATCACGATATTCTGAACCTGTTGGAAGTGTAATTTGACCAAGTGATTCTAAACCAGCTTTTCTGAAAGATTCTTTACCTGCATTAAGCAAAGTATGTATTTCTTCTGAAATTGATTCACCAGGAAAGAAATTAGGACTAAAACTTCTAATAGTTTTAAGTAAATTGAATTTTGTTTCATTCATGTTTTTATTGTTATTTTTTTGAATTGATTCATTAGTTCTTATTGCTTTATTATCAGCTTCTTTAATGTCATCAATTTGTTTATTTAGGTTTTCAACCTCATTTTTAATTTTGCTGAAATCAGATTCTTCATCTTCATTCATTTTTCTTTTTTCTAATTCAAACTTTGAAGCAAAATCTTCAAGTTCTTTTAGTTTTTCATTTCGTTTATCAACTATTTCTAATAGATTCATAACCAATTATTATTTTTTAAGCGAATTAATACTATCCTTTAATTCAGATAAGTATTGATTCATTTTTTGCTCATTTATGATATTGATTTGGTCTTGAATTATACTTTTATTAATTGTATAAGTATCACCATCATAAATAACTTGTATAAGTTCAGGAGTTGGCAGTATTTCATGTTCATCTTCAATTAAATCAGCAACCATTTGTTCATCATCATCATTACCACCAGAAAATTCATTACTATTATCTCTTTTTTCATTCAATATACCAACTAACTCTCTTCCTTCAATTACAAATTCTACTTTATTTTTTATATCACTTAATGAACGTGAAGCAACAGTAGTATCTAAATAAGCTGGACGAAAAACTGGCGAAACGTCAAATAATAAATCAAATCTTGTGATAGTTCTTAAATAACTATCATCACGTTTCTCCCATGTTTGACCATCAGAAGCAACTGTAAATGCAAAACTTGAATTGCGCAAATCACCACGTTGAATGGCCGAATAAACTTCATCACCAAGTGGGGTATTTGGTGCAATAAATGAATATTTTAAGCCATTTTTATCAATTTCTAATGATAAAGTACCTTTACCATTAGTTGAACGAGCAAGAACATCTTTTTCATCATGATTGTAAGTAGCCAATACATCTGACTTATCTATGACACCATTTAGTGCATCTGGTGATATAATTTCACGAAAACCCCCTAAATCTTGACTTTCTTTATTAAATAAGAGTGCATAACCCTCTATTTTTCTTGATTCAGGTTTAATTCTGAATTCAGAACTTTCAAACGAACGTATTTCTTTCATTCATTATTATTATTTTTATTATCTCCAAGCAATTTATTATCAATAGAATTCTTTTGATTGACAATTAAATTATTTGAATCTTGAAGATTAGTACTGATGTAATGTCTATCTCCACCTTCACCATCAATTTTTGGAAGATTTAATATCTTTGCAACTTGATTAGCATTTACAACTCCCATTGCAAATAATGATGTATAATATTTTGCTTGTGAAGCTTGGTCAGCACGTAACATATTAGATATATCAAATCTTATTTCTTGACTTCTTCTTTTTGATGGAAGAACTAATTTTCTATTAAATTCATTTTCAATTTTGACAATTACAGGAAGTAAAGTTGTGTTAAGGAAGTCAAGCTGTGCATTTTCAATGTTGTTAAATGAAGCTTTACTTACATCAAATAATAAAATTGGATTTACATTGAAGAAACGAGCAATTTCAAGTACATTAAATGCTCTTGTTTCTAATAATTGTGAATCTTTAGGTGGAATTCCCATTGTATGAAGCTTTGGATTTGTTAAACCTGCTAATACTGCAATACCATTTGGGTTACCACTTTCAGTAGTACTCATACTTTTTAAGTTTGACATAACATCTTTTGCTTGTTTTGGGTCTAAAGCATTATCAGAAGTCAATAAACCAGCAGCATTTGCGCCACCTTTGAAGTAATTTCTTGCATGAGTATCAGCATTTTCAGCTGAATATAAAGTATGCATTGCATATCTTATTGTACTCATACCATAATGTGAATTTATTTGTGGAAAGTTTCTAATATGAATCATATCACTATTATTTACTTGTCCTTTTGTGCCTGCTATTATATATTTCAATTCATTATTAGGTGTAATAATTGTAATAGCAGCAGGATTTATAAACTCTAATGATTCAACATTAAATTTATCATCACGATTTATTTTTACATAGGCATTTCCTTCTAAAAGCAAAGCTTGAATTATAAGTTTGAAGAATATAAAACTTCCCATATTGGGATTAGGTTCTAAAGACAATATTGGATATAATTCATTAGAATAGAATTCAGATTTGAAGCCCTTTGCATCAACTTGAAAGATTTTCATTTGCAATGAAGCAATAGCATCTGAAATAAGATTTACAGCTCTAAAAACAGCTGATAAAGTGAGTGCTTTTGAAGATTGGAATGATGAATATGTACCTGTTCCAAATGATAAACCACCAAACATTGGTTCGTAACTATCATATATGGAACGCATTTCTTCTGTTGGTTGTTTAATGTTTCTTTTTATCTCAAACCCTAAAAATTTCATTCATATATTATTCTTTTTTGTAGTTATGATATAAATTGAATGTTATATCTTGGTGTCATTAAATATGTTCCAAGTGCCATCAACATTGCTATTACACCATCAATTTTTTTCTCTTTTTTGCTTTTGTCTGGCTTTACATTACCATTTGTATCACGACGTAAATAAACATTACTAAGCATCCATCTTGTAATCTCATTATTATTTATTACAACATTATTTTGTAAAATCAATCGTTCAAATTCTTGTGTAGGTCTATTAAAATTCGCAATAGATTGTGAATATGGTTCTAAGTTTAAGTAGTTTTCAGTTGCAGAAATTGCAAATTGAGTAGCATTCCAACTATCATAAGCTAATTTGCTTATATTATATTTTTTCTTTATCTCAAGTATATCATTCAATATGTAATTATAATCAACTACATTTCCAGAAGTCAATGTTAGATTTCCTTTGTTATGTTGTATTTTATAATATTCTTTATCTTGAGAACTATTTAATGAATCTTCAGGCAAATAATAATTTACAATAAAATTGTACTTGTCATCTTTAAGAAACATATAACTTACTGCTGTTATATCTGAATTAGAACTTAAATCGACTCCAATTATTACTTCAGTATCTTCTTCAATATCATCAAAACTTATCTTCTTTGAAGCTTGAAAAATATATTTATCAGCAATCCAAGTTTCAATAGTATCACACCACATATTAAGATTCTTAGTCTTAACACCAGTTTCAAGTGATATATTATTCTTTGCTTTGTTGATTTCATCCTTTAAGAATGAACGTTTTACAGTTACATCTAAATTAGGATTTGACTTTATCCAATTTTTTTCATCAGTATAATCATCTTTTAAGTCTAATGAATATATTGCGATGAATTGAGAATCATCATCTTTAAGACCTGCTAATACTTCTTTTGCTGTTGTTCTTAATGAATAACATGGAGAACGTTTATCAAAACCTGCTGTTGTTATAATAACAAATAAAGGTTGTTCTCTCATACCTTGTGCTGATTTCAATACATCATATACTGCTGATGTCTTTGCTGCGTGGTATTCATCCAGTATAACACAGGAACAGTTCAATCCATCTAACTTGCTTGAATCACTTGCAACAACTTTTACAATGTTATTTTCAAACTTTACTTCATTACGAAATGATTTTATATATTGTTCTTTTGAATCAAGTTTTTTTGCCATCTTAGAAACAGCAGAGAAGCAAATCTTTGCTTGTTCACGACTATTCGCTGCCAATATAACTTCTGCATTTGCTTCTCCTTCTGCCACTAAACAATACAAACTAATTGCTGCTGATAATGCGGTTTTTCCGTTTTTTCTTGCTATTTCAATATATGCGTTGTTAAATCTTCTTAATCCTGTTTTCTTTATGAACCATCCAAAAATATTTGCAATAATAAATACTTGCCAACCTTCTAAAATGAAATTCTTATTATCATGCTTTCCAGTGAAGTGCTTGAGGTGTGAAATAAACTTGATTGCCTTTAGAGCTTTACATTCATTAAATTCTAAATCAGTTCTGGCTAAATCAGATTCAAAGCGTTGTATTGCCTGATGTATTTCTGAACCAACTTTTATTTTTTTATTCTTAACGTCATCTATATATTCTTTTAATTCTGGAAACATTCATACATTTATCTTTTTTCTACTTTGATATTATTTATATCAGCAAGCATTTCAAGAAATGGATTTTCTTTTTCTTCAACATTTTCTTTTTTAGTCTTTCTACTTTTTGGACTTAAATACAAACTCTCAATAAGTTTTTGTAATTGCTTCAACAAATCCATTTGATTCTTAAAACTTGGATTGATAATTGTTCGTACTTTTCCATTTGAATCAGTTTGCTTTGTTGTTTGACCTTCTGACTTTACATCTTTAGTTGCTTGTACATATTGGGAATATGTATTCTCAAGTAACACTAATGTTATTTCATCTTTTGAAGTATAGATGTTTTCATCAATCAAATATTTTCTTATATCACTAATAAGTTTTGCTCTCATAAAAAATGTTGTTTTTCACCGGACAGATAATTTTGTGTGTGACCACACTTTGATTTTGTGGCCACACTTTTAAAAATTAGTCTTCTTATTATATAGGAGAAAAACAACCAGTTTGTAATACAAATTGTGACACTTTTGACAAAAATTTGTCATTTATGACAAATTATTTTTTGAAAAACACCTCCAGTACGAAGGGACT